CCGACGCCGCCGCCTACGCCGCCGCCGCCGCCGCCGACGCCGCCGCCTACGCCGCCGCCTACGCCGTCGCCGCCGCTATACGAGACGAGATCCTTACCGCGATGGCTCAGGAAGGTGAGGCTGCGCTGGTCGCGTGCGGCTCGCCGGGCGTGCAGTGGCTGTCACTCTGCGATGAGACTCGCGATGGCGTGTAAGGGCTGTGAGGACGAGCGACGCGTGGCCGAGCAAGCGCATCGGCATCCTGGGCGCGTATACTCATGTCCGCTCGACGGTGCCGAGATCGAGATCGTGGTACGAGGCGAGGTGACGGCGCAGAATCAAACGCTCGTGCAGCAGTGGATGGCGGTCGTGTACGACATTCTCGTGGCACCGCTGGAGGCAACGCATGGCAACTGATCGACTACGGGTGCGGTGGTACGATGCCGTCATGCTCGCGCAGGTGACGACACTCTCGTTCGAGCGTGGGGCGACGAAGGACGGACCGGAGACGAAGCCGTCGCCGTTGTTCTCGTTGGCGAGCCAGTACGCGAATCACGGCTTCTGGGCGACACCAACCCGGTTCATCCCGGGCCATCGCGTGATCGACGTCGAGGTCGTACTAGAGGAAACGCATGGTTGAGACCGAACCGATCGACGCGGCCGAGCTCGCGGCGCTCGAGCGCGCGGCGGATGCGACGAACGGTGAGCGACCCGTGAAGACGGGCGATGCACTCGAGCAGATCCTTGCTCACGAACGAAGTACTTCGGGGCCCACAGCAGAGTCGCCGCCTCCTTCCGCGGCTCCGATCACCGCCCCTGCAGCCCGGCCAAGTGGCGTGGATACGCCGGGCCTCACGCCTGTCTGGAAAGTGGGGGAGGATGGGAAGCTCGTGCCGCTCGTCGAAGCGGCGGCGATCGAAGCACGGCTCGACGCGCAAGACGCGATGCTGCGCGAGATTCACGCCCAGGTGCGACACACGATGCTGCTCACGATGCTGCTCACCGATCGCTTCAACGTGACGGCGAAAGAATACGACGCCGCTGAACGGATGGCCGTGCAGGCCGCGCAGCGCGCACAAGGGGAGACCAAACCATGAACGACTGGCATCGTGAGATTCTCGTGCTGCCCGAACGTCCCGCCTCGTGGGTCGAGCTCTCGTTCGCCTTTCTCGTCGGCCTCGTGATCGGCGTCATCTTGACTGTCACGTTCGCGGCGGGTGTTGCCCATGCGGGCGGCCCGGTCGTCGTCACCTGGAATCAGAGTGCCGACTGTGCCGCGGTCACGGGCTGGGAGCTCGCAGCGGCGCCGATCACGACGACGAAGCCGAATCCCGTCTTCAGCGATGCGACCCTCGCCGTCTCGATCGCGAACACGGCCCCCGTCGCGTGCGGGCCGGCGGCAACGAAGACGGTCCTGCTCACGGGCGTCGGGAGCAGCCGCTACTGGCTCACGGCGGTTGCCGGTACGACGAAGAGCAACCCGAGCAACAACGTGGACGCCAGCCTCCCTTTGGCTGCACCGTCTGGCCTGCAGGTTGTACCTCAGTAACGGTCAGACGGAATCCGCGCACTGGGGTCACGACGACGCGCTGGCAACCGCAACGATGCACACCGACACTGCCGTAAAGTACCTCGTCAACGTGCTCGCGCGTGCCTGCCTCGTGCAGCTTCGCGTTCCACTGGCACCCGAAGCGCTCACGAGCGAGCAGGTGGCGCGCCTCAATGACGCCTACGCGGCCGCGACGGAGCTGGTGCGCCAGGAACGGGACGCGATTGCGCTCGAGGTGCAGATGCGCGGCGTCTGCCCCTGGTGTAACGACGCGCGACACGACGGCGACTGTGCGGTGCAGGGATGAAACGTGAACCGAAGCCGTATTGGACCTACCCACGGCGAACGTGTCGCACGCTGCACCACTGCGAGGTCTGCAAGCAGCAGATCACCGACGGGCAGACGTACTACGATGGCGGCTGGAATCGGCGCGCGCACATGACATGTGTCATCAAGCCGCCGTCGACCTAGCGCCAGCGACAGACCCAGACGAACGCGACGCCGATCGCGGCGAGCATCAGGACCGCGAACCAGCGGTCACTGAGCCGCATCGGAATCCGGGTCGTTGTCCGGCGACACGAGGCGAAGCGTATACAAAAGCTCACTTGCGCGATTGGCGTCAGGCGAGGCCGGGTCGAGTGTCGTTGCGAGGTTGTCGACCAGATCAGCCAGTTGAAACACGAACCATGTGAGACGTTCCAAATCGATTCCTTTACGCATCGTCGTCCTCGCTTCCTCCGTCGCGGCACCGCGCACACTTCGGCGACCAGGGCTCGCACCCGAGCAGGTGATAGCGCCGATGGCAGACGACACACGTCCACCATCGGCCCCAGCTGGCGCTCATGCGGAGACTCCATGGGCGTCGCGAGGCCACGCACACGTTGCGCATTCCGCTTGCGGTCCGTGAACTGAGGACACGTACGCGGTGGCTTTGCTCATGGTGTAGGCGTCTCTCGGCGACCAAGCGCCGCACGGCTGCTCCGCGACGTGCCCGAACCCTGCGGCTGCTCGTGCGGCAGCGAGGGCGGCGGCTTCGGTCCCGCCGACACAGACGTCCCACATTGTCCCATTGATCGTAGGAAATGCTCGCCAGCGCGGAAGTCGGCTGAATCGAATATCGGTGCAAATGGTCTCGACGTAGTTGTCCGTGTCGTCCGGCTCTGCCGTCCCTACGCGTCGTGGATCGAGGTGGTGGAGGCTCACGTACAGGCTCCGCAGTGCCCGCAGGCGTCGTTGCACCCGATCCCCGGATGCTCGGGGCGCTGATCCTGCTCGGCGAGGTCACGTACGAACTCGTCGTAGCAGGTGGCGCAGAGATAGGGCGGGCGACGTCGGAGGTTCGTGGTCAGGACGTGACAGCCCTCGCAGGGCCAGCCATTCGCCCCAGGAACGACGCACACGCGCAAGCTGGACGATTCCTGCTCCGTGAAGGGCTGCGTCGTTCCTGAGGCGATTCTGTGCGTTCCTGGGGGTGTACCTGTTTCGGGCGCTCGATCGAGACGCGGATGCATGGCGCGATCGAGGGCGTTGGCGAAGACGAGCCATTGGCCCGTCGGGACAGACTCGGGCCCGTGGGTGACGGTGCGCGTCATGAGGAGCAGGAGCGACTCGGCGAGCTCGCGGGGAAGGGTGACGGTGCTCACTTGGCACGCTCTTGTTGTGGCCAAAGTCCCCCAGCGATGAGGCGATTGCGGCTAGCCTCCCGCAGGGCAGCAACGCCTGCAGTCCCTTTTTTGGCGATGAAACAGGCGCCATGGGCGTAGCATCGCGTCGAGTAGTGGACGTACGGCGTATCGTAGTGAACCATTTCGTGACAGAAGCGACAGGTTCCAACCCAGCCGCCCCTCACGCGCGCACCCCAAGCGCCGAGAGAATCAGCGTGGCCGCTTCGACGCTCGGAAAGTACCAGTAGCCCGGCACGGGCCCAACGGGGCGCACGTAGACGCCGCAGAACTGCACGAGGCCACGCTCGAGACGCGCATGTACATCCGAGGGCGAACCGGTGACGTTGACGTTGCTCTGTTGCACGATCATGGATGAATCCTCACGTTTCTCCGGGACCGTCGTGACGTCCGCGGCCGATCCTGCCTCGTCCGTGAGGCAGTGACGGTCGGGGGCGGCCGCTAGTCGCCGAGATCGGCGTCCACGAGACGTTTCGCCGCGACGAGTGACGCCGCGTTCCCAACGAAGCGCTTGTGACGCCAGACGGAGAACCCGTCAGCCAACGTGATGATCTGATAGCCGCGATAGTGTCGCATGTGTCACCTCCGAGCGCCCAAACAGCAGCACGCCGCGTACCAGCCGCCGAACGCCGAGAAACCACAACGAAATTCAGCCGCCGCAAAGCACGTGCGCTGTCGCAATAGTGCCAGGTGTCACGAGAGCACTGCGCGTGTGCCAGGTACGCACAGCAGGGAGCAGCACAGGAACAGGAGCCGCTAAGTCAACGTTCCCATTGAGCGCGGGTTGACGACTGACCTACGCGCCCTTTCTATTCAACTACATAGCGTAGAATATATGGCTTGCCATACAACAAGATCCCAGGCGCATGGGGCCCCTGGGCGTAGGATGAATTGACCCTCACTCGCGTACGCAGTCAGTCACTGAGACCTAGTATGTACCAGACTCAGTTGACATATACCATGTCATTCTGGTAGAGAGTCAACCTATGTCAGTGATGCGACGCTTTCAGGTGGGGATCACCTACGACGACTACGATCGGCTGGTGGCTCGAGCCACCCTTGAGGGTCGATCGATCGCGGCGACGGCGCAGCGGGTGCTCGTGGCGTGGCTGCACGGGCCGGAGTCGGGGGCACCTGCCGTGGTCGAGCAGCGGGGGCCTGTCACGCCACCTCGGCAGCTCGCCGTGACGGAGCATCCTACGCCGACCGACGACGCGGGCGTGCCGGAGTTGAAGTACGAGCCGCTCGGATGAGCGACGATCGCGACTGGAGCGACTACGCGATCGACGACATCGTGTGTCGGCGCGAGACGAAGGGCGGGGCGCTCGTGTGCTGCGTGAAGGGCGGGAAGCCAAGCGACGAGTTTCTGATCCCGAAGGGGCTCGTGCGCGACGATAGCGAAGTGTACGCGGCCGGCACGGAAGGGACGCTTGTCATCCCGACGTGGCTCGCCGAGGAGAAGAATTTATGATCGCGAGCGGCACCGATCTCACGAAGCTGACGCAGGCGACGCTGCTCACCGAGTACCTGTCGATCGGGCGCTACCCCGAGCGCTACGGCCGCGTCGAACGCCAGCAGCTCCGGCGTGCGCTTCGGAGTGAGCTGATTCGTCGTGGGGTCGACGACGTGCCGCCGCTCGACGAGGAACCCTGTCGCCTCCGGCCCCTCGCCGATCACGTCGTCGTGCTGCCCGAGCACCAACCGGACGTCACGCCCGGCGGCATCATCCGGCCTGAGTCCGCGAAGGAGGTGCCGATGCAGGGCGAAGTCCTCGCCGTCGGGCCTGGCGTCGTCGAGCCCGGGATCGGGACGCGCGTGCTGGCCGTCAGCGTCGGCGATCAGGTGCTCTTCGGGCGCTACAGCGGGATCGAATTTACCCTCGACGAGCAAAAGCTGCTCATCATGCGCGAGGCCGACGTGCTCGGGGTGCTCACGTGAGCTACGGTACGCAGATCAGCCAAACGACCGACCGGATCGTTGGTGTCGATCACATGGCGTCGCTGACGGAAGTCATCGAGTATCGTGGGCGACAACCGCATCGGTTTGTGGCCGACATGTTGCAGCAGCTCGCCGAGCTTGCGGTGCCGCGCTGTTCGCCGCTTCTCGATCGCCCGACGCCAGGTGATCTTCTCAAGATCGAGATTCGTATCGAGCGGTTGAATCCGAACCCATGACCGAGGACGCCGCGCACGCGCTCGCGGTCGGCTGTGCCGCGGCGCTCCTCATCGATCGGCTCATCACGCCCGTCATGGCCGAGCCCGTGATCCTCTCGGTCGTGGCGGCCTTTCGGAAGCTCCCCATGACCGTGCTCCTCGATCCGACGATCGTGATGCCACGAGAGCCCGACGCATGACGCTCGACGCCACGGCGCTCCTGCTGTTCCTGTGCATTCAGAACGCGAACGACGCTCTGCATGTGTGTTTGACGCGCGGGCCTGCCTCGTGGAGTGAAATACCAGAAGATCTCGCGGCGAAAGAACGCGACGCGTGTCGCACGCGGTTCAAGATCGCCACGACGGCCTGCATCGATGCCGCCTCGACGGCGAATCCATGAGCCCGCAGAACAAGACGCCGCGCCAGGTGCCGGGGCTGGCGCTCGTATCGCTCACGGCCCTGATCGACCCACTCGATAAGCGGAAGCTCGAGATGGTTGCGGAAGATACGAAGCAGTCGGTCGGCTGGCACGTGCGTCGCGCACTCCGCGACTACCTCGCCGACTTCTTCCTCCGAACGTCACCGTCGTGATACCTCGGCGCGCATGAGCCGCACCCTCGCCGACGACTTCACGCTGAACCTCGATCGGAAGACCGCCAACCGCGGTCTCGCCCGGCGGCTCATGGACGGCACGCTCCGGCCCCACGAGCGCGAGGACCTGCGGAAGGTCGAGCAGATCGCGCAACTCGAGGAAGAGGGCCAGAAGTACCCGATGATCGCCCACGAGCTCGGCAAGGACGTCGAGTGGATTCGGCGCTGGGTGCAGACCGAGAAGTACCGCGTGCTCAGGGCCCACATCGCGCAGCGCAGTCTCATCGTCGATGACGTACAGGCGTTTCAGCGCCGGCAGCACGAGCGGAAGCGCTTCGACGCGAACGGCGTGAAGGCCCTCGACTACTTCGATCAAGCCTTCAAACGCTATGGCAACGACGTCCGGGAGGAGCGGAACGGGAAGATGAAGCTCGTGCATCGCCGCGGCGACTTCGTGGATCTCGATCGCGCCGAGCGCGCCGCGAACCTGTTCGCCAAAGCCGCCGGCTGGACCGAGCCGATCCCAAACACGGCGAAGCCCCGCACGCTCCCGCCGGGCGTCATTCAGGGGCAGATGCAGGCGATGCTCGCGGCCGATCGGCGGGAGACGGTCGTGCGCGTGACGGTCGGGGACGCGACGGTCGAGATCGGCAGCCGCGAGACGGCGGCGCTCGGGGACGAGGCATGAAAATCGCCACGTATCGCGGCTGGAATGTGGCGGTGCATCCCGAACGTCCGAAGGGCTGGCGAACGGTGCGGTTTGCCAACTGTGTCGTGCGTGCGCTGTGCTTCGGTCGATGGTCGCTCGCGCGCCTTTGGATTACGGAGCGCCTGTGACCTGGCCGACGATCCCGCTCCCGACGGCGGCGCTCGGGGGTGAGGCGTGAAATGGGTCGCCGGACTGCTCGCCCTTCTTGCGACGTCAGCGCTCGCGGATGACATGAAGCTTCGCCGGACGTGGTACATGAACGTGTACACGCGCTCCGGTCGCGGGCTCCAGGTGGACATGCACGGGAAGATCACGGGAAATCTCCGTGCCGCGAATGCGCTTCGCGTGATCGCGAAGAATCTTGAGCACGAAGACCGCCGGAAGTCGCCATGACCTGGCCGACGATCCCGCTCCCGACGCAGGCGCGCGCGCTCCTGCTGCTGCCCGCCGGCCTCCGGGCCTTCGACGAGGATTTCGTCGTCGACTTCCCGGTGCCGGCGTTCATCGACGTCGAGAGCGACCGCTATACCTGCATGCACGTGCATCATGGCGCCGAGGTCGATCGGGAGACGCGCGCCCTCTACGTGCTCGGCGGACGCTATCTCCCCTACGGCGCCGGCACGCTCCGGCTCGATCCCGATGAGGCTCGCGATCAGTGACGTGGATGGTGCTCGCGCTGCTGCTCGCCGGCTGCGAGCACACGACGCCCTACGAAGAGTGTCTCGATCGCGCGACGCGGCAGATCATGTCCCAGAGCCGCGTGCATCCCTCGCTCGCCGCCGTCCGGGCCCGCGCCGAACGCCTCTGCGCCGCGCTCCGGCGATGAGCGCGAACCTCGGCCGCGACGCGCGCGGGCGCTACTATCCCTCGAAGGCCGCGCGGCTCAAGGTGCACTACCGCTGCGCGCAGTGCGGTCGCGATCTCTTCCGGTCGGAGGTGCATCACATCGGGCATATGAAGTGGCGAAAGTTTCGCGGCGAGATGATGCACCGACGTACGCCTGGCTACTCGCTCCGCGCATCGCCCTGGTGTGGGCCCGTGCAAATCGCCCCGAATCCGGCGTATCGGAAGCAACATGGGTAACGTCAGCATCGGACGCGATGAGAGCAACTGGCTCGTCATCCCGCCGACCCCGCCGGCTGAGTGGTGGCTAAAGCCGGAGCACACGGGCCTCCCGGAGTCGGAAGAGCTGACCCGCCTCGAAGCGATGCGTGGCGCGTTTGCGCGCGGTGAGGGACCGGCGTTCTCGGACGAGCAGTACCGCCGCTACTGTCGGCTCCGCGGCATGCGCGATCTCTTCTTCCTCGGGAAGTGGGTGCTCGGCTTCGATCGCCTGCAAGGCGAGTTGCACGCCGATCTCGCGTACGCCTGGCAATGCCCCGACGGCATCGAGCTGACGCGCGGCCCCGCCGGCCTCTTTCGCTGGGCGACGATTCCCCGTGGGCACTTGAAGACGACGATCCTCACGATCTCGTACGCGATCTGGCTCCTCGTTCGCGATCACGACGAGCGCATTTTGATCTACTCGGCGAACTACACGCTCGCGAAGAAAATCTTCGGTTTGATCCGCGCGCTCCTCGAAGGGAAGGGCGCCGCGGGGGCGTTCTTTCTCGAGTGCTATCCCGAGCTGAAGACGACCTCGGCACAACGCGACAAGGACAAGTGGGCCGAGAACGCGCTCACGATCCCGCGCACGACGCCCTTCACCGACTACTCGCTCGAATGCTCCGGCATCGACGCCAAGATCAGCGGCTCGCACTTCACGACCGAGCTGGTCGACGATGCGGTCGCGAAGCTCGAAAACGCCGAGCAGATGACAAAGATCCTCGACATGTTGAACAACCTCGACCCGCTGCTCGACAGCTTCGAGACCGGCAAGCGCCGGATGGCGTGTACGCCCTGGGGTTTCTGGGACCCGGCCGCGCGCGCCGAACGGAACGAAGCCGAGGCCCTCGTCTGTCGCCGGTCGATGTTCGAGGACGTCGACCCAACCGCGGTGTGCGGGCGCGTGCCGATCACCGATCCCGCGAAATTCACGTATGCCCGCCTCACGTATCGCTGGAAGGCGAACATGGACCGGACGATCGCGAAGGCGAAGAAGATCGCCCAGCAGACGCCCTACTTCTTCTCCTGCCAGTTCAACTGCTACCCGAAACGCGAAGGCACCCTCGGCTTCCGCTCCGAATGGTTTCGGCGCTTTGTCCGTCGCGGCGACGTGCTCGTCGAGCTGGGCATCGATGCGCGCGAGGTGAAGAAACTTCCGCTCGCTGCCTGTAACGTCTTCATCACTGTCGACCCGATCGGCGGCGATCGCCGTGGCACCTACGGCCCCGCCGATCCGAACCGCGCGCCGTCGATGGATACGGATTACGTCGGCATCAGCGTGGTCGCCGTCGCCGACGACAACATGAAGTACGTGCTCGACGTCCGCCGGAAGCGTTACAACGACGATGAGTTCGTCACCGTCATCTTCGATCTCGTCGCCTACTACCATCCCCGCTCGGTGCACATCGAAGCGACCGCCGGCCAGCGCCACATCTTCAAGGCGTTCCTCGACGCCTGGCGGCGCGGCAAGCCGATGTTCGTGCTCGGCGAGTGGAAAGGCGGCCATGCCTCGAAGTCGGAGCGGATCCGCGGTCTGATCCCGCAGATCTCCGAGGGCTTCATGCTCTTCCGCACCGAAGCGCCGCCCGCGATTCAGGAAGGGATCGACGACTGCATGCAGGAGCTGCTCGACGGCGAGACGAGCCAGCACGACGACGCGAAGGACTCGCTCTCGGCGATCTTGCAGATCGCGTATCCGCCCGGCCAGGGCGCCGAGCAGTCGTATCAGCAGTCGCTGCACACGCTCGCGGAAGACGACGAGCTTGCCCGTCTCGATCCGACGAGCCGCTGGGCCTGGGATCTCGTGCGAAAGAAGCAGCGCGCGAACACGTCGCCGTTCTCGCTCGGCGAGGGATTCAACGCAGGCGGGGCGAACGCCTGAGCCCGTGACAGCATGGCAAACGCCATGCTAGACGCCGAGCCCATGTGGCTCAGCCGCCGGAGCGTGAATGCGCTCGACGATGCCGTGACGACGATCGCCGGCAACTTCGAGCGCACGCTGGCGGTGCTGCGGGAAGAAAACTCGACGTTGCGTCGCATGCTCGAAGCTGAAGGCGCTCGCGCCAATCAGCTCCTGCTCGAACTGACGAAGGCGGCGGTACTGTCGGCGGCGACTTCGGTCGCTGGACCCGCAGCAGCGCATGTGGGCTCACCGCCGCCTCGCCGGACTTCCAAAGATCCGGTCCCAGGCGTCGGCAATCTGCTCGATCCGGTGCCGTTCGGCGACAAGGCGGGCCTCTTCGACACCGAGGCCGCCGCCTCCCTGATGGCCGCCGAGGACGACGATGGCATATCTGCCGCCGCCTAGTCCCGCGACGGCTCCGACGAGCAGCCCCGACCTGAAGGGCGTACTCGGCGTCTCGAACGATTCGAGCGAAGACGCGAAGGCAAAGCGCCGAGACGCCCGCAACGAATTCATCGGCCGCATCCGGTCGGCGCGCCACGAGATCCTGCGAAGCTGGCTCGAAAACTGTCTCTTCTACATCGGCCTGCAGTGGCTCGCCCCACTGCCGGACGGCCGTGGCTTCATGCGCGCGAACCTTCGCCGCGACGTCCCGCGCCCCGTCACGAACCGCTTCAAGACGATCCTCGACGCGATCGACGCCCCGCTCTCGCGGCTCGAGCCCGCGCTCACGTGCGTGCCCGGTAGCGACAAGGACGACGATCGCATGACCGCCGACCTCGGCATTCGGGTACTCGACTACCTCTCGCAGCAAGTCGAGCTGGATCGCTTCAAGGGACAGCTCTCGAAGATCCTGGTCACGTGCAACAACGCCTACGGCCACCTCGGCCTCGATCCCTCCGGCGGCGGTATCGTGCGCGTCCCGCAGTGGCAGTGCGCGCAGTGTCAGGCCGTCGTCTCTGCAAGCACGGCCGCCGAGAAGCACGGCACGTGCCCCACGTGTCAAGGCACGCTCCGGCCGACGCAGACGCAGCCCGACATGGTGAACCCGGGCGCGCTCTTCCTCGAAGCGCTTACCCCCTTCGAGGTCTGGGTCGACTTCGCGATCCCGCGCATGGACGATCAGCCGATCGTGATGATCCGTCGTTTGCGCCCGCGGAAGTGGGCCGAAGCGACGTGGCCTGAGTACGGGCAGCAGATCAAGAACCTGCCGAGCTGTTCGTCAACGAGCGACCTTGGCATGACGTTCTTGCAGTCGCTGATCCGCCTCGCCCCCGGCGGCGCGCCGACGCAAGGCGGGATCGGCTTCGGTGCTCCGATCCGCTGGCAAGAGTCGATCATCGACGACATTCTCTACATCAAGCCCTGCACCGACTATCCGAATGGGCTCTACATGCGGATGCTCGGCGACGAGCTCGAAGTCGAGGTGATGGATCTCGGTGACGTCGCCCACGACGGTACGCTCGAGGAACCCGGCGCGCCCTTCATTCCGATCGTGCACTACGGCTACGACGATGTGCCGGGCTCGCACGTGCACACCGGTCCCGCCGATCACCTGAAAGATCTGCAGCGCCAGCGGAACCGGCGCGAAGCCGCGATCGAGCTGTATTTCCAGCGGATGGCGAACGGCGTCTGGCTGATTCCCGAAGGCACGGACGTGCAGACGCCGACCGGCGAAGAAGGCTGGGTGATGCGCTACTCGCCGCTCGGGAGTGGCGGCGCCAAGCCCGAGCGCATGGAAGGGTCGCGCCTCCCGTCGAGCTTCGTCGAGTGGCTGCAGTTCACCGACAAGCAGATGGAAGACATCGCGGGCACGTACGATCTCTTTCGCGGCAACAAGCCGCCGAACGTGTCGAGCGGCTACGCGATGCAGATTCTGACCGAGCGCGCGCAGGCCCGCTTCGCGCACGTGTACGGCAACTACGAAGTCGCGCACGCGAAGCTCGGCACGTACATGTTCCTGCTCTTCCGGAACCACGCGCCCGACGAGATTTACTTCAAGATCAAGGGCGAGGAGTCGCGCTGGACCGTCATCGCGATTCAGCGCGCCGACCTCCGCGGCGGCATCGACTTCCGCGTCGAAGCCGGGAGCGCGCGTCCGAAGACGACGCTCGAAAAGAAGGCGAGCGTCGAGCAAGCGGTGCAGCTGCAGCTCATCGACCTGCAAGACCCCGACGTGCGGCTCCAACTCCTGCACCTCTACGGCATCCCCGAGCTGATGCCGATGGCGCAGGCCGACGACGAACAAGTCGCGCGCGAGCACGCGACGTACTTGCAGTGGGCGCGCTCGTGGACCGATCCGCTGACGGGCCAGCCGATCACGGGCTCGCCCGAGGAGATGATGTTGCCGGTCTTGGTCGACGCGCTCCTCGACGATCACCCGTTCCACCTGATGCGCCACAAGAAGTTCATGCTCTCGCAGGAGTTCTTGCAGACGCCCGACTGGTGCCGGCAGGCGTTCCGCGACGGGCACTACGTCGAGCATCTCTACGAGGAGCAGATGAACGAGATGCAGGCCGCGCAGCAGGCGGCGCCGCCGGTCGTGAACCCGCCGCCCGAAGCCGGTGGGCTGCCGTCGAAGAAGGGCCCGACGATGGCGCCCGGTGGTGGCGGCGGTCCCGCGGCCGGGCCCGCACGCGCGCAGGGACAAGCGACGGCGATGCAGCACGGCCGACCGCCCGGTCCCGGTGCTAAGGGCGGCCAGTCGATCGCCGAGGCGATGGCGCCGCCGGCTTGACTCGGGCTGTTGGCGCTAGAACGCTCGGGCCATGGGGCTCATCGATCTCATCGTCGCGTTCGCGCTGATCGGCTTCTGTCTCTGGCTCGTCATCACGTACGTGCCGATGCCGGCGCCGATGTCGCAGGCCCTCGTCGTGATCGTCGTCATTGTGATCGTGCTCTACGTGGCCCGCATGCTCCTCGGTGGCCACCCCGATCTCCGACTCGGACCTTGATCGCCGGCCCCCGCGCGCGGTAGAGAGCGGCCATGGTCTACCAGGGGTTCGCGTCGGTGAAGCGCTCGGCCGCTGCCTCAGGCGCGCGTGATCCCGGTGCCGTCGCCGCCGCGGCAGGACGCGCCAAGTACGGCGCGAAGCAGTTCAACCACGCTGCCGCGACCGGCACGTCGCTCGAACACGCGAAGCCGAAGGGCAAGTAGGTGCCGGCACAGTCCCCAGCCCAGCAGCGCTACATGGGCATGGAGTACGCGAAGGCGAAGGCCGGCGAAAAGACTGACGTCAAGATGTCAGTCGATCAGCTCCGCGACTTCGCGAAGAAACCACCAGGCGGATTCGCCAGCGTGAAACGTACGGGAGGGTAGCAGCATGGGACTCACGATCAGCGCGAACGATCCGCAGGCGACCCTCGTCACCGGCCCCGGCACCTTCACCGCCGACCAGAAGAGCTTCATCTCGGGGCTGATCCGCGGCGTCGCGGACACCGACATCACGGCGCTCGTGCTGAAGGACTCGGCGGGGACGATCTGCTACGTCTACCCGACGACGGGTGGCGCCACGATCACGGTCTCGACGATCGCGCCGTAAGCCCGATGGCGCTGCGGGACGTGCGTCCGCTGTTTCGCCATGCGCCGACTGCGGAAATGCAGGCACTCGATGCTGAACGTGCGGCAAGCGCGAACGAGGGAGACACAGCGGTGTTCAACGGATCGGGCGACGTGAACCCGGGGCTCGGCGGCGTCACACGCGACGAGTATCGACGAATGTACCCTGCGTTGCGTGCGACTGCGAATGCTCGGGCCGCACAGGCTGGCGATCCCGGTCAGGCGGGCACGCACGAGAACACGTCCGAGAACGCGGAGGCTGGCTTCTTCGCGCCGTTCCAGTTCTCGCAAAGCATGGCACCTGCGATGAACTACAGTCCCCCCGGCTACGTCGAGGCGGGACAGCGCCGACCTGAGGACGCGGACCCAGCCTACGAGACCGCGTACCGAAACTCCTACTACCTGAATCAGCTCGCGCGCGCGGGCGACGTGAACCGTCGATGAGCAGCGACGGCCTCCGCTTCCGCTGGCGCGACGAGGGCTCGATCGCCGGCATCCTGCTCTCGGTGACGGCCGGTGATCCCGTGCCGGCGCTCCCGCTCGATCAGACGACGGGCGTGCTGATCAGTCTCGTTCCGACTGGCACGATCGTGACGCTCTGGCAGGCGACGGTCTCGCCGCTCGCGAGCTTCGACCTCTTCTACGCGATGGCCGGCGACTACCCGACCGACGACGCGCTCGAAACCGCCGTCGTGCCCGCGCTCGCGGGGCAGCTCGAGCTGACGTGCAAGAACGGCGACGCTGCCGAGCAAATCTGGATCGAACAGTTGCGGGCGGGCTTCCCGTACCGCCGCTTCTCCGACGTCGCGCGCTACGCGATCACGCCCGGCGGCAGCGGCTTTGACGGTACGGCCGGCGTCGTCGACCTGATCCGCTACAAGAACGACACGACCGCGACCGCGACCCTGCGGTATCTGCTCGCGAAAGCGCCTGCGTAGTTTTGCCTCCTCGACCGATGCCATGCGCTCTGCCATTGCTCGACGCCATGAGGATCGCCTGATGCCGAGTCTGCCGAATTGGATTCGCGAGCTCCGCGAGCTGCCCTGCGAGATCCGCGAGATCAAGGTGACGCTCGCCGCGATCCAAGACGATCAGGTGCGGATACAGCGCGCGCTCACGAAGCTCGTGCAGACCGAGGCGCACGAGGCCGAGGTCCTCGCCGCGATCCAGTCCGCGATCGGCGCCGTCGACATTCCGCCCGGGAAGCTCGAAGCGATCAACACGATCATCCAGGCCAATCTCAAGAAGCTCCGGGGCGTGATCGCCAGCGCACCCCCGACCGCGCTCAAGTAAGCTGGTCCAACCCAACGAAAGGAGACTCACCATGGCCGCCACGATCGACGACATTCTCCAAGGTGTCAGCGACGAATCGACGCTCGAAGACAGCGTGATTCAGCTCCTCACGAACGCGATGCAGAACCAGGGCATCCCGCAGGCGAAGATCGATGCCGTCGTTGCTGCGCTCAACAGCAACAAGCAGAAGCTGAACGACGCGATCACCGCCAACACGCCCGTCCCGCCGCAGCCTGTCACCCCGTAACGCTCTCGGCGTACGCTAGAGATTGGCGTCTCCGTACGTCGAGCCGCCCGAGTGCCTTGCGGTGCTCGGGCGGTTGTGTTTTGGGGAGCGCGCCACGCGGAATTCGCCGCGTGACTTCCGTGCTGACGTACGCGGGCCCGGACATACGGCCGGGGGGTCGCCGGGCCCGTGCTCTCACGCGCGCTGTGCGCTTCCCCTTGACACTCGACACAGCGTTCGCGTAGAGCGGGCGCCATGGCAGATGGCGTCCTCGATTCGCTCGCCCCGGCGCCGACCCAGGCACCGACCCCGCCCCCGAGCACGCCCGCTGCCGCACCCGTCGCGTCTCCGGCACCCGCGAGTGCGCCGGCCGCCGCTCCATCGGCGGCGCCGGCCGCACCTGCGGTCGATCACGCCGCGATCGAGCGGCAGATTCTCAAATCGCTCGGCTACGAGTCCGCCGACGACGCCCGCGCCGATCTCGAGTTCTCGCGTCGTGCGCGTGCCGAGTACCAACGACAAGCCGAGTTGCAACGCCAGAACGATCCCGGCCGCCAGGACGCGATGCGCCGCGGTCAGGCGCTTCGCGCGCTCGTCGCGGAGGGCTACAACCCCGACGTCGCCGACTCGCTGGCCCAGCTCCCCGAGATCACCCAATTTCTGAATGACCAGCGCGCCGACGCCGCGAATCGCGATCTCGACGGCGCGCTCGAAGAAATCGGCATCGCCTTCGACGGCTCGAAGGAGTCCGCCGATCTTCGCCAGCTCTGGGAAGATGCGCTGTCCGACAAACTGAACGCCAACCCCGCCCTGAATCGCCGCTACTTCGGCACCCCCGCCGAACGGAAAGCCGTGATCCAGGAAATGGTGGCGACCGAAGAGCGCCGCATTAACAACGTGCTCGCACGGCAGGGCGCCACCGCCCTCCGCGACCACGCCGCGCGCGCCCAGCGCTCCCCCCGCGGGATGCGCAGCACCGCCGCCCTGCCGACTGTCCGCCAGGCGACCCCGACCGCGACCGATCCGATCAAGCGACGCCAGGAAAGCCGCACGATCGTGAGCGGGCAACTCGACGACGTGTGGAACGCCACGCGCTGACGTTCGGCGCCTGAAGGACGACCATGGCTCAGACGGATACCACTAGTTACAGCGCCGCCCTCAAGATCGTCTTCGGCCCGAAGCTGATCGAGGAGCTGGTGACGACGTGCCCGCTCACCGAACGGTTTCAGCAAGCCGACATGATGCAGTGGGAAGGGCGCGACACGATCGAGTACCCGCTGCACGTCGGTCGGAACCAGGGCTTCGCCTACGGGCGTGAGCGCGGGCCGATCGCCGTCGCGGGCGCCGAGGAGTTCGTCTCGTTCAAGGTGCCGCTCATGACCGGCTGGGGCCGCTTGAACATCTCCGGCAAGGTGATGAAGGTCTCGCAGTCGTCCAAGGGCTCGTGGAAGCGCGCGCTGCAGAACGCCTATGACGGTCTCCGGGCCGCGGTGCTCCGCGACAACAACCGCATCCGCTTTCACGACGGCCGCGGGGTCCTCGCGCTCGTGAATGGCGCGGGTGGCGACACGACCACGCTCACCGTCGACAGCCCCGGCGGCGTCGCCGGCAGCGTGAACGGCGCCCGGTATCTGCAGAAGGGCATGCTGATTGGCATCTCGAACGCGACCGGCACGACGCTCACCGCCGTCCGCACGATCACCGCGATCGGCGCCGCCGGCACGACCGTCACGCTCGATCAGCCGATCTCGGCGACGCAAGCGCCCGACAACGGCTTCATCTTCCGCTTCCCCGATCCGAACGCGCTGACCCTCGCCGACTCGGCGCTCTTCAAGGAGCCGATGGGCCTCCTCGGCATGATCGACGACGGCACGTTCGTGAATCAGTATTTCAACGTCAACCGCACCGCGTACCCGGTCCTCAAGGCCAACGTCTTTGCGAGCGTCGGCGCGCTGAACCTCGACACCATGCAGCAGGGCTTCGATGTCGCAAGCCAGCTCGGCGAGACGATGCCGACCGAGCTGTGGGCGCATCACTCGACCCGGCGCGCGTATCTCGCGCTCCTCGTCGCGAACCGGCGCTACCTCTCGACCGGCGGTGCCAACGATCACGACGGCGGCTTCAAGGGCCAGGCCGTCACGACCGACATCGAGTTTGGGGGCGTGCCCTTCAAGGTCGATCGCGACTGCCCGTACTCGACGATCTTCGGCGTCGCGTGGGACAACGCGATGCGGTACGAGAACCCGGCCGGCGAGTGGATCGAGGACGACGGCAACCTGCTCCGCATGGTGCCGGGCCAGGACGTCTTCGAGGCCGTCTGGCGGCAGTACGACAACTACGCGATCGATCGCGTGAACGGCTGCTTCCGTCTCGATGGCGTGAACACAAATATAGTCGTCGCTCACGTGCTCTAGGAGGCGATCATGAGCTGGAATCCAGGCATCATCGCCGACATTCTCGGCCGCGAACCGACGAAGCTCGGCCGCGTCGGCTCCGAGCCGATCAACGCGATCATCACGGCCGTCCGTGACAACCAGCCGGCGATCGACATCCTCCCGCCATCGTTCTCGTCGGTCACGAACACGAACGACACGGCGCAGACGCTTCGTGCGAGCGCCGGCCGGCTCTACTGGATGCGGGTGGTGAACACCTCGGCGGCGGCGATCAACGTCGTGCTCTCCGACGGCGGCAACACGATCATCGTCGGCGGCTGTGTCGTTCCGGCGCAGATCGCCGCGAGCGGTAACATCGCCGCCATTCCGGGCGTCGCCGAGGTCTCGTTCTTCGCGGGCGCGCACGGCGTCGGCCAGATCATCACGACGGATCTTCGCGTGCGGGCCTTCACCCTGTCGGACGGCACGACCGGTGCCGCGGCCGGCGTCACCGTTACCGTGCTTACGAGCGCGTAAGGAGCGACGATGTTTTCAGACGAAGATCGGCAAATGCTCGTCGTTCCCTGGACGCTCATCGCGGGGGACCTGAACAACATCGTGGCGGTCGCCGGCAACTCGATCGTGCGGACGGTCGTCGCGAACTGCGTCTTGACCGAAATCCGCGCCTCGGCGCAGGGGGCTACGGCCGCGACGCAGTTCGTCGTGACGCTGCTCCGCGCGAGCACGGTGGTCGCGACGCTGACATCGGCCGTGCCCTACGTGGCGGGTGTCATCGTCGCGGCGACGGGCCTGAACATTCCACTCTCGAAAGGCGATCTCCTGACCGTCAAGGTCTCGGGCACCGACGCCGACACCGATGACCTCTTCGGCTTCATCGTCGAAGCCGCGCTGCAACCGCTCGCGAACGCACCGAGCACCTAGGTGATGCGTCGGCTGCTCCTCGCGTGCGTGGTCGTGGTGGCCTGGCTGCTTGCCAGCGGGCAGGCCGAGGCGCAGACGGCGACCGCCACCGCGACGCCCACCCCGACGCGCACCGCGACACCGACGCCCACGGCCACACCCACCGCGACGCCCACTGTCACCGCGACCCGTACTCCGATGCCCGACATCGCCTGCGGGACCGGCCCTGGTGCTGGCGGTGCGCGCACCTCGGGCGTCTGCGGCGGCTTGTGCGGCCTCGGCACGGACGGCGTCGCGCAAGTCTGTCGCTGGGATCACACCGCCGCGAACACCGGCTGTCATTGCGTCGACACGACCGTCGACTGCGACTTGGGCGGGATCGGGCAAGAAATGTGTAGCCAGGGCGAGTGCGATCGGCCGCCGACGATGCGCGGAGGGAATTGCACGCGCGATGGCAATATCTGTCGCTGTAAGTAGGAGAACGTATGGCTGACGGCGACGAGAAGATCGACCACAACGACCGGGTGCTGGTGAAGAACCGCGTCACCGACGCCAAGGTCGAGATCCAGTTCAACGGGTGTGTCCTCAGCTGGCAACCTGGCGAGACGCGCTCGATTCAGCGGGTCGAGGCGTACGAGCATTACGTCCGAAAGTCGCGCATCTTCATCGATCCGACCGGCGAGGTCTTCCCCGTCGAGCGCTTCGCGATCGTCGACACGAACGGCGACCCGATCGAGCCCGGCGCCTCCGCCGTGCCCATGACCGCCGCGGAGTGCAAAGAGATCGCCAAGAACGGCTTCATCGATTCGTCGCGGCTCCCGCAGGACCGCCTCGTCGGCGGCTGGCAGATCCGCGACCAGCAGACCGGCGAGTTCCCGACGCACACGGAAGTGAAGGCGGTCCCGAAGGGCAACGAAGTCCCGCCCCCGCTCGTCCGCCCGTCGAATCGGGCCGCGATCGAACGCGAGCTCGACCAGATCGAAGGCGCACCCGTCTGACGCCCATCTCGGCGGGAGCCGCGGGGGCGTAGGGGCGAGGCGACGAGGGGATGCAGCTTCCGCCGGGGTATCAGCAGCAGCTACGTCGCTTCGACGCGGAGCTTCGTGTGCGGTGGAGCGCCCGGACGCATCGGTGGCTCCTCGAGCGAAAGGCCCGGTACGGCCGCGTCTCGATTGACCCGGCGAAATACGGCTTCGCCGAGCACGATACGGTCGTGCAGATGCGCGACGGCTACTTCGCCCTCGGCAGTTACGGTCCGCGCGAGCTTCCGCCGGTCGATCGGCTGATCGCCTATCTGCGGACGCAAGACGTGCGGCGCCGGGGCGATCAGGACTTTGATCGGCTCGCCGAAGCGCTCGCGGACGAGCTCGACGCCGCCGACCTCGCGCGCGAGGAGCAGCAGCGCGCGGCCGCGCTCGCGGACGTGGGCGACCGGAGCGGCGAGCAATGGGAGCACGAGCGCTGGGCGCAGGGCGCGCGGGTAGCCGTCCCGCGCTAAGATCGCCGACTCCAGGCAGCGTATGCGCGTGCCTCAGCTTTTCGGGCGCGGACTGATCGACGGAGACGTATGGGATCACGTAGGTGTGTCTCGGCGCGTTTGAGGATCACCCACGGCATCGTGGGACTTAAGAAAAACCGGGCACCGATGTCTCGAAACGTCCAAGGCGGCCCAGCGAATCCATAGCGGAGGCGAACGACCTGTTCTTCGCGCGGTGAGATGTCAGCGAGGATGGGCCACGCGAAATGGAGCCAGCATTCGAAGACGGGATCGTCAACGAGCGGACGACTGCGAACGCGTTCCGCGTCGACATACTTCTTCCAGGTCTTCGCGAGATGGTTGGGTGCGAATACTTCGGCAAGACCCCGATCGAGGCGATCCTGAATGTCTGCTTCGGTAGTACGGTAACGCCGTGCCAGCTCAGGCAAGCTCCAGCAGTGGTCATGCCAGCCGTATCGGAGCCCGAGGAGATGAGCGCTGTGCCCATAGAAAAGCACCATGGCAGGCCACATCTCCGTGCCGATCACCACCGCCATTTCTAGCAGTCCACGCGCCCTCGCCACCAGCTCATAGGGTGTGCTACAGGGCTCGCCATGCGGACCTTGTGCGTGCTCGCGGTACTGCTCGCCGGCTGCGCGAACGTCAGCAGCACGAAGCTGACCCGCAAGCCCGACGGCACCTACGTCTTCAACGGCGGTCAGAACGCGGCGCTCGAAGGCATGCTGCTGCAAGATCACGGCGCCTCACTCTCGATCAAGAAGCTCTCCGAGACGACGAGTGTCGATGCCATCAACGCCGAAGCGAACCGGGAAATCGGGCTCGTCAACGCGGTCAGCGACGCGATCCTGAAGGCCGTCGAGGCCGGGATGAAGGCGGCGGGCAAGCCGTGAGCCTGTCCCGTCAGACGATGCAGTCGCTCGTGGACGAGATCCGCGACGACCTCGACGAGCCATTCGATCCGACCGGGAATACGAATTTCTGGTCGCAAGACTACATCGTGCGCCAGATCAACCGCGGCCTCCGCATGGTCTGGCAGATCACCCGGAACGACAAGGGGAGCGAGTGGTTCGTGCGGAAGATGCGCTCCGATGATCCGCCCCGCTCGATCTTCGGGCAGGAGTACAACCCCGCCGGCTTCCAGGGCGTGACGGGTCGGACTGAGCTGATCCTGCCGCCCGACTGCGGCGAGCTGCTCTACCTCGAGCCCGTCCTGAACACGATCACCACGGTCGCCGCCGACGTCCGGTTCCGCTACCAGGCGGGGCTGAACGGCAGCGTCTTCCGCGAGCTGTCGCGCACGTCGACGATCGGCCTCTCGGAGTATTGGGGCGCGGTCGTGCAGCGGCAGGAGGGGCCGCGGTTCGTCTTCAAGCCGCCCTTTGCCGACACCCTCGTCGAGTTCGAGATTGAGTACATCGTGAAGCCCGACAGCTACGCGCTGACGGACACGTTCGAGGGCCTCGGCTTCGACGATCTGCTCCTCGATGCGGTCGAGGCGTACGCGGTGCAGGAGTGCCGGCGGAAGGCCGACAACCCCGCGAAGCTCTCGGAGGCGAAAGACACCTGGGCCGAGCGGCGCGCGCTCGTCATCGAGACGATCTCGCCGATGCAGTCGATCGAACACGAAACCGTGCAGGGCTTCCTGCCCGATGACGGAGGCTTCTGATGGCATCGCTGCACATCGGTCCGGTCGACCTCATGCCGAACCAGGCGCTCGGCGAATACCAGTACGCGTACATCAACCTCGCCCAGACCGCCGTGATCGTCACGGCGGGCGCGGGCGTCCTGCACGCTGTCCTTGTCGGCGTCGCCGGGACGCTCTTGAAGCTCTACGACGTCGCGAGCGGCGGCACGACGGACGCGACGACGCAGATCGCGACGATCGACGCGAGCGCGCCGACGACCGCGGGGCCGTTCCTCCTCGATGTCGCTTTCGGGAAGGGGCTGACCGCGATCCTGACCGGCGCGGGCGAAGTGACGCTCGCCTTCCGCGGGACCGCGACGCTCTCGCCGCGTACCTACATCGGCTAGGCGGTCGATGCCGACGACGATCTGCGCGATGCCCGAATGTGGCCGAGACGCATTTAGCACCGCCGTGCTCACGGTCGGCAAAGACAAAAAAACAGTACGAGTTGCGCTCTGTCGCTACTGTGCGGCTGAGCTGATGGGATTCAAGCCTCCGCTCCAAGGCAAGGGAACGTTGGAGCTTGGTCCCGACGTGAAGACGGGCGGCGAACGGCCGTAGGTTATGCCGAAGGTCGGCTTCGACGGCTACCAGCGCGGCCTCCTCGTCCGAAACGGCCCGCGCATCGTGCCGCGCGGCTTCGTCCGCGGCGCCCTGAACATCGCCTTCCCTGCGGGACGCATGCGCTCGCGCCCGGGGCTCGCCCCCGCGCACGGCGCCGCCTTCCCCAATCCGGTCCGCGGCATGGGCATCCACATCCGCGCCGACGCGTCGCGCGACATCCTGGTCGCGAGTGGCGCCGCGCTCTACCGGATGCCGCTCTACGGCGACCCGATCCTGCTCTCGCTCGCGGCACTCCCCTCGACGCAGCAGACGCGCGTCGATCCCGTGAAGGGCGTGCACTTCCTCTCGCTCTCGGCCGCCGACTCGACGACGATCATCTACGACGCCGTGAACCCGACGCTGAAGTGGACGGGGACGGCGCTCACGAAGCTCGGCCTCCCGACCCCGACCGCGCCCGCGGCGCCCGCTGGCAACGGGGGTGCCTCGATCGGCCGCGGCGTCCGCGACTACTACCGCACGCTCAAGACCGCGTACCACGAGGGCGACTTGTCAGCGGCGACGCGTGTCACGCAGACGGCGGCTGGCGGTCAGGACTTCACGTCGCCGGTCGATGGCGTCGACTTCGACGATCCGCAGGTAACGAAGTGGGTGCTCTACCGAACGCAGGCCGGCGGGGCGAAGCCCTTCTTCGTCGGGCAGGCTGATCTCGGGCTCCCGATCAGCGACAACCTGACCGACGAAGTGCTTGGCGCCGGGAGTCCCGCGGAGCAGCTCGTCAATCGCCCACCGGACACGTCACCGTTCACCGGCCTCTTCGCCTCGATGACGGAATTTCAGTCGCTCGTCTGGGGCGTCGACACGTACGATCGCTCGCTCGTGCGCTTCTCGTGGGGCACGGATCAGTACATGGCCCCCGAGGGCTGGCCCGAAGAGCGCACGATCCCGATTGCCCACGGCGACGGCGACGAGATCACGGCGCTCGTTGGCTTCGCGAGCCGTCTCATCGTCTTCAAGCAGCTCTCGACCTGGGCGATCGTCGGCTCGCTCGACGCCGGCTACACCGTCATGCCCGTGCTCGCCGCGAGTGGCGGCCGGCGCATCGGGATCGGGTGCATCGCCGCCGACGCGATCCTGCCGCTCGAGAACGAGCTGATCTTCCCGTCGCGCGAGGGTTTCTATGCCCTCGATCCCGTCGCGTCCTCGGTCTCGGGCGCGCTCGAAGCGAAGAAGCTCAGCGACCCGATCGACGCGCTCTACGAGTGCACGGACTTCTCGCTCGGCGCCGCGGCGCTCTACGATCGCCTCCACAACGTGTACGTGTTCTTCGGCCACGGATAAGCGATGCCAGTTGGATTCATTCGGCGCCTTGCGCGCCAGTCGTACCGCACGACGTTCGTGCTGCACGTCAACACGTTTCCGACGCTGCAGGACAACTGGACGACGCAGCAGACGACGACCTACGACGCGAACAACCCCGCGGCGGGGCCGGGCGTCTGGGGCGGGACGCTCACGGACCTCGATCGCGAGTTCACCGCAACGGGCTCCGGCTACACGGTCGACGGAGCGCTGCTCACGTTCGTGCAGAAGCCCGAGGGCAACAGCCTCGGCCAGAGCGGCAGCCTCGGCGGCCTGATCGCGAAGGTACAGCCGACGTATCCCGACGGCTCGACAGCCGCGTTCGAGGTCTGGTCGCTGAAGGGCACGACCTGGACGAAGCGGCGCCGCATCCCGCTCGCGACGGTCTGCCGTTCGGGCGAGACGGTCGTGATCGACGCGACGGGCCCTGTGCTCGCCGACACCGACGTCGATGCCTACTGGGTGACGCTCGCCCCCGACATCGGCTCGGAGACGCTCACGTGGCTCGCCCTTCATGTCTACGGCATCTGCCTGAACGACCCCGTGACGCCCGCCTGCCCACCCGGCACGCCGCCGGAGGACTGCGAAGGCCCTGAGTGCGGCGTCGATCGCGACAGTTGGCTCTGTCTCCCGCCGCCCGAGGAGCCGACCCCGGCGCCGAACCCCAACCCGTTCGTGCTCCCCGGCATCCCGGTCAAGATCCCGAACCCGACGACGTACGTCTTCGCGAACCATCACTACTTTCACGACTGCCCGCGCCCGACGCAGATCGTGATGCTCTTCGGCGAGATTCCCGACGGCGGGAGCGTCACTGTGACGGTCGCGAACACGAACGGCGTCGTCTTCGCCGAAGGCGTGCAACAGACGATCGTCGCTCCGGGCACGATGACGTGGACGGTGACGAGCGGCTTTCATGCGCAGAACGCGCCGGCCACGTCGGCGCTGCCCCCCGCGCAAGAAGCCGCCTCGACCGACTTTCTCTTCACGCGGAAGCTTGACGGCTCGGCGTTCGCGGTGGCAGGGAACCTGCTCGATATTCTTGAATTCTGGTGGACTTATAATATTGGATTTCAAGAAGTTTGCTGATTTGTATACGATTTGCGCCTGCGCAAATTGCGTGGTGAGTCGTTGGTGTATGGTCGCCCACGCCTTTGTCGCGGAAGGGGCGGCAAACCCAAGTGTCCCCAGATTTTCCCTGCAAGAATATCCGAGATGTGAGAAATGCTCGTTCGGTAGCGTCGTGCGATGAGGTAGCGAGCTTCGCCCGCAACGGGCAAAGCGTGGATTGCCCGGATATCCTCTTCGGAGTAGCGCGCCCATGGGATCTGGGTACCGCGAGGTTGGCGGCCTTTCGCCACCTTATCAGCCATATTGGCTGCTGCGTCGCCGAGAAACAGGTGATCGGGGCGAACGCAGAGCGGGACGTCGCAACGGTGAAGCACGTGCAGCGAGGTTGCACCGTATGTGAGAAACCAGGCGACACGATGCGCGCCGACGTCATGGTAGCGACCGTCGATGTCTCGCCATCCAAAGGTGCCGTACTTGCCGGCGCGCGCGGCGCGCCAGTACCAGCAGCTATCCGTCCGTCTTTTCTACCTTTGGCCAAAAGCGCTCGGCATTCGTCTTCGGCTTCGGTCCAGTCATCAGACAACGCTAGCGCGACGCCCCAGAATCGCGCTAGAGAGCGAGCCGCATAGGGGGTGCGTGGATGCAGGCGTTGCTCGACTTCTACAACTCGCCGCTCGGCCGGAAGCTCGTGAACTGGGGCGTGACGGCGTTCGGGCTCTTGCTGCAAGCCGGCCTGATCCCGCTCGATTACCCCATCGGCCCGTTCTCGCTCGGGCAGCTTCTGACGATCGTCGGCCTGCGACTTCCGAGTCACTCGGTGCAGGGTGCGTCGGCTGTCTCGCCGAGCATCAAGGGCACCTGATGCTCTTCCTCGGCGCGATCGGCTTCGGCTTCGTCGTCGGCGGGGTCTGCGGCTACGGCTTCGCGATGTGGGAACGTAACGCCTACGAAGATGGAGGGCATTTTCATGACGGACCGTAGTGAACTACCGGCGGACATGCAGGGTGCCTTCGAGGGTGATCCGCCAACGGGGCCGCCCGTGCCCGTGATTGCTATGCTCGACCTTGTGCAGGCGCTGCTCGACTATCGCCTTCAGGGCCAGTCGGGACCGCCGCCAACACGAATCAAAATGTCCCTGCTTGCGCGCCGCGCGTATCTCGCCGAGCTGATTCGGACGCGTCGTTTCGTCAAAACCGAACCGGATGCATCACCATCACCCGACATGCTACCAGTCGCCCTCGACGAAGCTGCGGAAGGATTTTCGATCCGTTTCGAGTAACCCGTGTCGATCTGTACCGACGCCTACCGCCCCGTCATCATCCGCCCGCGCCGCGTGCGGGCCGCTGAGTGCTCGGCCTTCGCCGATCAGAACCGGTGGATTAATTTTGTCTACTCGCTGAACCTGACGCCCGATCCCTCCGACAACGATCCCGCCTCGGGCCTCGGGGCCTGGTCGGTCTGGGACTTGCCGGTGACATTCGCGGCGCAGGACGTCGCGCCGAACGGCGACGATCAGCTCTTCGTCGCGATCGCGAACCGCGTCTATCTGCTCGACTGGACCGCGTACCGCGATCAGTGGAACTGGGACGCGTACGGCCCGATCTACCGAAAGCTCACGCTCGGTCCGATTCCAGGGAGTCGCGACGAAGAGGAAGAGGGCAAGTACAGCCTCGCGGGCCTGAAGCGCTTTCGGACGTTCTCATTCGAGCTTGCGAAGCCGCCCGCCGACGATCCGGTCGAGTCGCAGTATCGCGTCGGTGTCAGTGAAGACGGCGACACGTCGGGCGCCGAGGCCGCCGGCTACCGTCGCACGCAGCGGAACGCGAGTGCGCGTGTGGCCAAGAAGGGCTACAGCTTTCTCGTGACGCTCGAGCACGACGCGAACGAAGATCTCCCGATCCTCTGGTGGGAAGCGGACTGGGAAGAGCTTGGCGGGCGGCGGCGCGTCGATACGATCGTGAGCACGTAGATGCCGGGCTATCGCGACGCGGTGCGGACGAAGCAGGCTGAGTCGGCGGCGGCGTCGAAGAAGCAGGGTGGCAACGTCGACGACGTGCGCCGCGAGTCGCGGGGCTCACAAGCGACGGGCGCCATGCTCATTCGGAACGTCAACGACTCGACGCCGACGCAGGGCCACGAACGCCTTGCGACTGACGATTTTGTCGGCCAGGTCTTCGATGGTACGAACACCGAGTTCACGATCTCCCGGAGCGTGCTCGGCCAGAACATCGCGCTCGTGCGGATCGATCAGGCAAGCGGCTCCCTCATCCGCCTCGACAAGACCACGAACCCGGCGCCCTCGGCGAATCAGTTTTGGTTCGACGGGTTCTTCACCGTACGGGTCGGGACGCCGCCCCAGCCCCTCGATGGCATTCTCGCCTACTACGTGACCGCCCTCTAACGCGCCCTAGCGTCCGCCGTGCGGTCTGCTGTATAGGGCGCGCATGCCGCTCTCGGCCGTGAAGCCGATGCCCGCGTACAATCCGGTACGCTATGGGCCGGGGACATCGTCGATCCAGTCGCTCTACTCGGGCACGGGCGGCGAGACGAACGCCGAGGCCGTGAAGGGCGCGACCGCCTTCAAGAACGCGCTCGGTCTTCCGAGCTATCAGGATCTCTTCAAGCAGTTCGGTCCCGGCACGCAGGAATTCGGGAACGCGGGGCTCGCAAGCAGCGCGGCCGCGGACCTGAAGGGCAACCTCGCCTCCGATCGTGCGCAGCTTGCCGGCCAGCAGCGGAACCTCGCGTCGGCGCGCGCCGGCATCGTGAACCCGACGGGCACGCAGGGCTTCAAGAACATCATGCGGCTCACGAACGAGCGCGCCGGCCAGCAAGCGATGACGGATCAGATCGCCGCCGCCGACGCGGCCTCGCGTCGCGGCTACGTCGGGGGCTACAACCCCGAGCAGGCCGACCTGAATCGCCGCGAGGCCGTCGCCGAAGCCGGCTATCAGACCGCCGACGAGCAGCGGCAGGCGAATCAAGATCTCTTCACGGGCGAGAACGCGCTCTACGGGAACGAGGCGCAGCAGTACGGGAACGAGCTTGGCGCGTACACGAATCTCACGCAGACCGCCGCCGAGCTTCCAACCAAGTACCTGACCGCCTTCTCGGGCCTCCTCGGCGGTCTCGGCGGGTACGGCGACATCTTCGGTACCGCCATGAAGGGCGCCATGTTCGACGAGCAGAACCGCCAGGAGCAGAAAGCCCGGAATCAGCAGCCGATCACCGACGCCCAGAACCGGATTCTCTCGGGCCGCTCGGCCGGGTTCGCGTGATGGCGGCGGGCGGCACGATCGGCGTCCCGACCGGCGCCGGCATCACGCGCCAGACGCCGAGCTACGGCCTCGGCCTCCCACCGGACCTCCCGATGGGCGATCAGCGCGCGATGGCCCGGAAGCTGATGCAGCAGCGCGGCGCGGGCTTCAGTCCGGGCGGCATGAGCGATCAGAACACGGGCGACATGGCGGCCCTGCTGCAGTACCTCGGGAATCAGAGCGGCGGCCGGCAGGCGCGTCCGCGCGCGCGTGGCTTCGCTGGCGTGCAGCGGCGGTAACGCCGTGCGCGGCGTCCTCGCCTGCGTCGTCGCGCTCCTGCTCACCGCCGCGTCCGCGTCCGCGAACACGAGCGACGGCCCTGGCATCTTCACCGCCTCGGCCGGCACCTCGCTCGCTGCGACCTTCTTCCAGGGCCGGAATTCCGCGTCGAGCACGCAGACGGGTGCCGGCGTCTTCTGGACCAACAACCAGGGGCCGCTTTCGGGGGTCTGCTCGGTCGCGGTCGAGCTTGGCGCGGCGCCCGGTGGCGCCACGTCGTGGGACGTGCACCTCCTCTACGACGAGACGGCGCTCGCGGCGTCGGAGTCGTGCCAGGCGACGACCGCGAACCTGAAGGACTCGGGCACGATCTGCACGATCACGGGTGCCGCGAAAACGTGCACCGGCACTGTGACGCTCAGCAGCGTGAACGCCGGCACCGGCATCGCGGTCGGCGGCTGTCTCCAGATCGAGTACGTGCGCAACGGCGCCACGACGGCGACCAGCACGGAATTTGTGTCACTCGCGTGCAAAGACGCGAACGGCGACGGGATCGAGAACTACTCGTCGAATTCGACGACGAGCGTCAATGCGACCGCGTTCCTCGGGCCGCTCGTCTCGACCGCGGCCTCGAACAACACCTTTTACGTCGCGCCGATCGCCGTGAATCAGTGCGCCGGGAACGTGTCGCTCACGACCGCCCCCGGCGCCGGCAACTCCTGGGCCCTCGATGCGGTCGTGTCGACGGGGGCGCTCGGCGCAACCCAGCAGTGCACCGATCTCACGTACACGACGACGGCGCTCAGCGCGACGATCGCCAACACCGACAAGAGCGTCAAGTTCGCGTCGACGTCGACCTTCACGGTCCCGCAGTTCGGCTGCTTTCAAACCCGCCTTCGCCGCGTGAGCGCCGCCGCAACCGGCACGGGCGGCGAGGTCTTCGGTCTCGACTGCACGCCGGACACGAGCGGCACTGTCGCGACCGGCGCGGGCTCGTGGTTCGGCGGCGCGGCGAGCCAGAGCTTCGGCACCGTACGGATGGGCGTCACGGCGGGGGCCTTCAATACCGGAACCGGCACGCGCATCGTCGCGCCTTACGATCTCGGCACGTGCTCGGGCATCGTCTCGATGAACAGCGCGCCGAGCGCCGGCACCTGGGACATCGCGCTCGAGAAAGGCGATCAGGCCGGCGCCGCCTGCACAGGGTCCGGCAGCTACACGGCGACGAGCGTGCTCGCGCAGATCAACACGACGCAGCACACCGCCACCTTCACGGGCGCAGCCCTCAACGCGACGAAGGGCACCTGCGTCGCGCTCATCGCAACGCGGAATGGCCACTCCGACGCGACGGGCCTCCTCACCTGGGCCGTCGACTGCACGACACTCAGCGCGACCGCGACCCCAACGCCAACGGCCACAGCCACCCCAACGCCGACCGCCACCGCGACGGCGACCGCGACACCGACGCTCACGACGACGGCGACACCGACGCGTACTGCGACCCCGACCATCACCGCCACACCGACCGCTACCCCCACCCCGACGGCCACGGCCACGGCCACCGCCACAGCGAGTCCGACCCCGACACCCACGCCGACCGCGACACGGACCCCGACGCCGACCGTCACGCCGACCCCGACGGCCACCCGGACGGCGACGCCGACGGTCACGGTCACGCAGACCCCGACCCCCGGCCCGACGGGCTGCAGCGGCGGCGCGATTCGGCCACAGGACATGCACGATCCCGACTCGTGTCCGTACGGCTTCCCGACCGACCCGGGCCACGTCATCGTCGACTCGTTCTTGTGGAAGGGCTCGCACTGGCGCTGGGTCGATCTCTTCGACTACTTCGTCCCGAAGCCAACGAGTACCGCGGCGGTCGTGACGCCGACGCCGACGGCTTCGCGCAGCCCGACGCCGAGCCCGACGGCGACGCTTGTGCCCGAGAATGCCGTCGTGTTCGTGCAGGGCGGCGCCGCCAAGGGGACCGACGGGAGCTTTCTCTACGATCCCGCGTTCAACAAGCTCTCGATCGCCTCCGTCGCCCCGGACAATCCCGATGCCGAGCTCACGATCGGGGATGTCCCGAATCAGACGTTTTTCGATCTCCTCGTCGGCGCGCCCGGGACGGCGCCCGAGGTCAATATGGAGGGACATAACGCGAGCGATCTGTTCTGGACGTGGGTGCAGTGCTCGGACACGCTGACCGACACGAATCACGTGGAGTTCTATCGCCAGGCCGCCACGTGCGTCGGCGATCTCGCGAGTGATCAAAACGGGGCGAGCATCTACATCTGGGACGCGGAAGCCGGCGGCAGTTCTGGCGATGCCCGGACACACGTAGCGATGCGGGATCAAGTCTACGTTGCGGCGGCGCCGTCGCCCTCGTACGCACCCGTGAATCGTGACTTCGCCGTCGGGGGCAGCACCTCGACGCTGGCGGTCGTGCTGCGCTTGCTCGGGCTGACGCACGATGTCGCGCTGCCGCAAAAACCGAACTGCAGTGTGCTCGGCACGACAGCCGGGGGCATCGTCGAATGCAAACCGACCGCGACGGCCACCCCGACGCCGACCAGCACGGCGACCGCGAGTCCCACGCCGACGAAGACCGCGACCCCGACCGTCACCGTCACGCCCACGCCCACGGTCACAGCGACCCCGACCGCCACGGCGAGCCCCACTCCGACGGCACTCATGTGCAGCGACATCCTCGGCTGTATTCCCACGCCGACCGCCACCCCGACGTCCACGGCGACGCGTACGCCCACGCCGACCGCGACTGCCACGCCGAGCCCCACGCTCTCGGCGACATCCACCGCGACCGTGAGCCAGAGTCCGACGGCCACGGCGACTCCGACGCCGAGTGCTAGCCCGACGCCAACGATCGTCGGCACGCTGATCCCCGTGCACCGTTCAACCTCGGCGCCCGGCTCGGGCCCGTCGTTTTTCGATCGCGAGTACGCGATCAGCAAGATCGACACAAAGCCCCTCCCGAACGGTACGCCCGCGCTCGAGATCCGTCCTGCGGCCCAGCCGACCGTCGGCGCATCCCTCTTCGCCGTGTCGCGCTCGGCGGCCAACGGCAACTCGATTTTGAACGTCTGCGACAAAGTGGGCGGCAGCGACACGTTCGCGAGCGGCATCGCCGTACGGATCGATACGGGAACGGACGACGATACGACCCTGCATTGCGATCAGATCAGTGGGGATGCGCCGGTCGTCTTCGAGATGGGCACGACAACGAGTCCGAAGGTGTCGGGGGCGGCCGGCTCGGGTGGCAAGCTTATGCAGATGGCATCGCAATTTGCGGCCGGGGCCGACGATCAGGAAATGGACAACTTTCAATCATACCTGACGATCGACCCGACGAACACGCATAAGTTTTACAGTGTCGGGATGGGCTCGAACGTCACGTTGCAGGGGACGGGCGGCGACACGCCCGCGCTACCGATCGCCGCGACGGCGGTCAGCTCTTACCTCCAGCTTGGCGAAACCGGCAACGGACTGATCCGCACCGCAGGCGGCTACAATGCACAGCTGCAACTCAACAGCGACGGCGGCACGACGGCGGCCGGCACGTACTATGGCTTCCTGCTCCGCGAGGGTGGTCTCGGCGGCGGGTGCACTGTCCCACTCGGGACGTGTTTCGACCTGACGGACGAAGGGGCGCTGTATATCCCCGCGCTCACCTACGCGCCGACGACGAATCGCTACTCCATCAAGAGCCTCGGCACGACGACGCACATGGAACACGCGGGCGCGATCTACATCGCTCCGAACGGCACGCCGACCGCAAGCGCCTCGCCGTCGCCAACCGCGAGCCCGACGAACACGAGCGCCGCCACGCCGACGGTCACGCTGACGCCAACGCCGACGGCCACCACGTCGTCGACGGGAACCGCGGTCGCGACCCCCGGCCTCGTCGTCGACTATCCGGTGTTCCTTACGAAGCCCGTCGGGATTGGCGTGGCGGCGCCGCAGGCGAAGCTGCACGTCGCCGAGGAAGTCACGAACGTCGCCACGGCGGCCGACACCATTCGCAACATTTTCTCCGATTGGGTGCTCCGCCCGCTCTGGTCGTCGCTCGGCAACTACGTCGGGGTCGACTCGCAAGTGACGACGGCAAGCGACATCGGGTTCTCGCAGATCATCGGCGCACGGGCCATCGTCACGCATCAAGGACAGGGGCTCGTCGGAAACTTGGCTGGGAGTCAGACGCAAGCGTTCAATGGGGGAGCGAGCGCAGCGAACACGGGGACGTTCACGGCAATGCGCGGCGCACTGGTTCAGGCAATCAATAACTCTATGCGCGGCGCATCGGGGACACTTGTCGGCGGCTCGTTCTCGGGTGCGCACCGCTCGACGTCAACGCTCACGAACCTCTATGCGGCGCACGTCGCGATCGACATTCGCGGCGGCACCGTCACGAACGCGTATGGCCTTCGCGTGCGCGGTTTCAACGACACCGGCACGGACTTGCTCCAGGGCGGGACGATCAGCTCCGTCGCGGACATGGTGGCGATCGGCGATTGGAACAGCGGGCCGACGTATCCGAGCAACCCGCGTCAGCTCTTCATCGAAGCGTGCACGGCGACGAACTGCACCGGAATCGCCAACGAGTCGACATCACGGTTCGCGCAGCGGGTGGACGTTGGCCCGACCTCGACCGCGACGCCGACCCCGACTGCGAGTCCGACCGGCACCGCCGCGACGCCGACCGGCACGAGCGTCATTGCCACCGCCACGCCTACCCCGACGGCGACCGCGACCGTTTCGCCGCAGCCTGCCGCCACGCCGCTCGTCGAGCTGCACGGCGGGAACTTCATGCTCGACAACGGACATGAGGTGTCGCGGCAGACCGTGCCCCCGAACGTGACCAGCTGTGGCACCGGCCCGACGCAGCCGGTCCGCGGCGACGCGTCTGATACGGTCGGTAAGTTCACGGTCGGCTCGGCCGCGACCGCCTGCACACTCAACTTCGTCTACACCTGGACGAACGCGCCGAAGTGCCACGGGGAAGTGCAGACGGGCACGGTCGCCAGCGTATTCGCGATCGGCACGACCGAGACGACGACGGGCGTCACCTTCACGACGAGTACGCTCGCCTCCTCGATCAGCGGGCTCACAATTCAGTACTGGTGCAAGGGAAACGAGTGACCGATGGCCCCCGAGACGCTCAGCATCATCCAGCTCGTCATTCAATCGGCGACGACGATCCTCGTCACGTGGATCGGACGGCGCATGTACACGCTTGAAAAGAACACGAACAGCATCAAAGATGAACTGGTGCGGACGACGCGGCTCGCCGCGCACGCGGCCGGCGTGAAAGACGAGAAGGAACGCCAGGCGCAACAGCCCCCGAACGGCGCGTAGTTCTACGTGGACGAAAGCCTGGTACCTGCTATGCCCCCTCGCAACCGACGGCCCCTGAACGGCGCCGACGTGGAGGGGGAGAGTGCCGTGGCGATCCAGCAGCAGATCCGCGATCTGGACGCGAAGGTCGAGGACATCCGCAGCTCCGTCGCGACGATGGCGATCGCGCAGGCGACCGCGACGGGCGAACAGCACGTGCTCGCCGCGAAGCTCGATGGCTTCAAGGACAACATCGAGGATCGGATCGAAGCGCTCGAGATGCAGCGCTCGCGGAACGAATGGCAGTCGTGGGCCGAGCGGTTCGGCTTCACGCTCGTCGGCGCGGGCGGCGTCGAGCTGCTCCGACGGATCTTCGGCGGCTAGCGCTTTCCTCGCACGGCCGCGCTGCGCTATAGCGCGAACCGCACAGGGGGTGCGTCATGGGACTCGCGGACGTGAAGAAGCTCGATGCCTACAACACGCGCGGCGGCGGCGGGTACCGCGATCAGCTGAAGAGCCTGATGGGCGGCGACGCCGAGAACCCCACCGAGGAACGCCGTGAGGGCGGCAAGGAAGAGCCGGGCGAGCCCGCGCCGGGGACGCCCGCCTACCTGCAGCGCCGGCAGAAGCAGGGCGAGGCCGATCTTCGTAACGCCCCCCGGATGAAGTGACGTGGCGGGCTTCGCCGACGTGAAAAAGCTCTTCGACGAGCTCGGGATCAACCCGCTCGCGCAGCCGACGCCGGCCCCTGACGATGAGGGGCGGCGGGCACAGGAGCTCGAGATGCGACGGCGGCAGCAGCAGCAGGATCTGAAAGAGGCGCCACCCGCGCCAGTCTGGGGAGCGAACTGATGGGCGCCGGATTTCAAGGGGTGGGGCGGTTGCGCGACGACGACATCCTCGCGACACCGGGGAGCCCGCGAGAGCGCGGACGCGATGCAATCTTGCAGATGCAGCAGCATCTCGACGAGATCGAGGAGCGACGCCAGCAGGTGAATCCGAACGATCTCAGCGTCGATGAAGTGCGCCAGTTTCGTCAGCAGAATCAGCGGATCTGACCATGGGGCTTCCGAGCGTCGAGAATCTCGCCCAGCTGCAAGCCGCCGAGGACGAGCGGAAACGGAAGCTCGATCAGAGCACGCTGCTTAGCGACAAGATCGCGCTCGCGCGCCAACTGACCGAGGAAAAGGCGAGCGAGGCCGAGGGTCCGGCGGCGCAGTTGAAAGCGCTCGGCGCGGGCAAGGCCGCGGTCGATCCCGACGTGCTGCAGAACGCCAGCGAAGATGCGTTCCTGAACGAGCAGAACATGCGACGCCTGACGCGCCGGAGCGATGCGCTCGCGACCAAGCAGGCGGCGCTCGACGTACCAGGCCCGACGGCGCGCGAGCGCTACGACACGATGGCGGCCGGCGCGGGCCGCTTCGCGAACGAAGATCCTGCGCTCGCCGCCGAGGAGCTGAAGAACAACCCGCGCGGCCGTGAAAGCGACGCCGATACGCTGCTGCGGCAACTGCAGGCCGGGAGTGTTCCACGTGAAACATCAACCCGGCCGATCTACGCCGGCATCGGGGCGCAGGACGAGCCGTACTTCACGAACCTGACGCCCGGCGAGCTGCACCAGGAGCAGCACGACACGAACATCATCCGCGGCCAGGCCGGCGAGGAACCGATCCAGGGTGGCCCGCACGACCTGAAGCGCATCCGCGTCGGCGGTACGTCGCTCGGGCCGTCGGGTGGCAGCAAGGACATGACGCCACAAGCGATGCTCCTCCGCGACATCACGGCCAAGCGCGACGAAGCCGATCGGGCACCGCTCACCCCGATCGAGCGGGCGCAGGATCTGACGGTGCAGCAGCCCGCGTGGGACACGATTGCGGCGCGCTCGAATCCCGCCGACGTCGCGGGCCAGCTCACGCAAGCCGTCGCCGATCAGCGCCTCCGGCCCGAGACCGCCCAGGTCTTGCAGCGCCGCTATGCTGCCATGGCCGAGCACGCGACGGATTCCGATACGCGGGAATTTCAGCCCGACCTCTGGCAGACGATGCTCGCCGGAGGCCGCCCGCCCGCCCCCGGCGAAGCGAAGGCGCGTGCCGCCGCGGGAGGCACCGCCGTCCCGGAAGCCGAAGCCCAGAAGCAAGCCGCCGTCCAGAGTGCCCTTCAGGCGCCCGCAAATGCCCCAGGAACGCTTCCGAACCCCGCCGAGACCGCCGCTACCCCCTCACCGCAACGGACGCCGCAAATCGGCGGCGGGGCGCCGCCCGAGCCGCCCCCTGCGGGTGGTGGTGGTGGGCCGGGGTGGCTCGCGACCGGTGTCGGCGAGGCGGCGCGCTTTGGCCTGCCGATCGCGGGGCAGGCACTCGGGGGAATCGCGGGTGGCGTGCTCGGTCGGAGTCCGGGCGCGATGCTCGCCGGCAAGGCGGCCGGTGGCGCGCTTGGGGGCGCGGGCGGGACCGCAATTGCGAACTACCTCGAAGACAAGCCCGTCGATCCCCGGGAGGAGCTACTCGCGACGATCCTCGGCGGAGCGACGGGGCCCGCGCTCGGCGCGCTCGGCAAGGCGGGCACTGCGGCGAAGGGCCTCGGCGAAAGTGCCATCGAAGGCATCCAGGGCTATCGTGCCGCGCCGTCGGTCGCGCGTGGCTTTCAGGCGGTCGAGGAAGCGCGGCAACTTGGCCGGGGCGTGCTCGGTGCGGGACAGCAGCTCGCCGGCAACATCGCCGCCGAGGGCGTCCCAGGCCTCGCCGAGACCGCCATCGGTGAGCGCGGTCGCCAAGTCGCCCCCGATCTCGTGCGTCTCCTTGCCACCCGCAAGGGCCCGAAGCCGAGTCCCGCTGAGCTGGAGGCGTTGCTGAAGCTCGTAGGACGGTAGCGAAGCGGTTTAACCAAAATGCGAATTTGGTCCAAAAAATTAACCTCGCGAGCAGGGGCGCGAGGTTAGCGTGGCGTTTCGCGATCTCGTCCCGTCCTACTTCAACGAGGAAGACGACCCGACCCTCGAGGATCAGCCCGACATCGCGGCGGCGCCGCTCTTTCGCGACCGTGGGAACGTCGAGGACATGCGGAAGGCCGTCGAGCAGACGGCGCCGTCGACGATGGGCTATGCCGAGCGCTTCCGCCGGGGCCTCCTGCACGACGTCGGCGACATCGGCCAGGCCCTCGCCGCGCCGCTCTACTACGGCGCCCGCGAGCTCTACCGCACCGTCGAAGATCCCGGCGCGCAAGTCGAGAAGTACAAGAATCTGATCGCGAAGGTCGCCGACGATCCCTACGGCACCGCCGAGCGGGTCGGCAGCGCCGCGGTCGACGCCTTCACCGCCCCCTACCAGCGCCAGCCCGGCGAGGGCTACACCGATGTGCTAGCCCGGAACGTCCTCGACCGCCCGCTCGGGACGCTCATGGACGTGTCGGCGGCGGTGGGCATCCCGGCCGGGCTCGCCGAGCGCGCGGGGGTCGCCGGGGCGGGCATGCTTGCCGACGCGGCCAAGAGTCTCGATCCCCTGACGCTCGCGAACAAGGCGCTCGAAGGCACGCTGCGCACGACCGCCCCCGACGCGCTCGCGCGGCTCGAAGCGTCGCGCACGATCACCGACCTCGCCGCCGAGCAGAAGACGCGCCAGACTGCGATCCATCAGCAGTTCGCCGCGCAAGCCGCCGACGTGTTCTCGGGACTCGAGCCCGCCGACAAGGCCCTCTTCTTTCCCTACGTAGAAGGCCGGTTGAAGGCGATCACCGAAGGCCCGGAAACCGGCGTCCTGCAAGAGCTGACGCCCGACGGGCAGTACACGCCGCGTGGGATCGATCAGGGGAGGCTCGCGCGGCTCGAGGACGCGCGCCAGAAGTACCTCCCGATCCTCGACGGCTTCGAGACGCAGATGGGCTATCAGCCTGAGCAATACGCGCAGGAGGTCGCGAACAAGACGCAGCGCGATCTCGTCGCCGCCGGGAACGACCCGCTCGCGCCCGAACATCAGGCGACGACGCAACAGGCGTATCAAGATGCCCTGCAAGAGGCGACGGAGCGACAGACGGCGCGCCGCACGCTTTCGACGCGCACCTCGCTCGACGTGCAGCGCCAGCAAGAGTTCGCGGCGAAGGTCGAGCAGATCAAGCTCGACCAGGGCGCCGCGGCGGCACAGGACTACGCCTCACGCTATCCGGTGAAGCCCGCGACGCCCGAGGAAGCGATGGACGTGTGGGGGCCGCAGGGCGGCCTCTACTTCCCACACTCAGGCGAGGTCTTCACGCGCGATCAGGTGAACATCGGCACGATGCTGACGAAGGTGCGCGAGTCGGTGCCGTGGAAGAACAACGCCGGCACGCTCTACCGGACCGGTGCGCTCGACACGATGGACCCGGAGAAGGCGCTGCTGCGCACGCAGATCGCGCTGCAGGGCGGCACGGGACGCGCCGAGATTCTCGACCAGCTCGGCCAGCGCTTCGGCGAGAAGCTCGGGGCCAACTACGCCTTCGGCAGCGACCCCGACTTCCGGGCCGGCACGCACTACCTGCTCCGACCGGGGACGCTGCATCAGGAAGCCGCGCTCGGCGAGACGATGAACGATCTGATGCAGTCGCTCCTGAAGCACGGCGACGATCCCGCCGTCGCGAACATGAACATGCACGATCTGATGACGCAGGCGGCGTCAAAGATCGACACGACGTTCCCGCTCCGCAGCGACACGCCCGCCTACAAGGTGCCGAACGGCGTCGGGCAGGCGATCAAGAACTGGACGGACTCGTTCGAGCCGGCGACGAACCCGGTTGCGAAGTGGCTCGACGTGTCGGCCGATCCGTTCAACTTCGTGACCCTCAACCTCCGTCCCGCCCGCATCCTGAACAACCTCGTTGGCAACACGATCTTTCAGGTGCTGCAAGGTATCCATCCGTTCAGCACCACCGGCATCGGCGCCATCAGCGACATGGCGAAGGCCGGCGCCTACAAGCTCGGGCTCACGTCGTCGGAGGAGGCGGGGAAGCTCGCGAAGGTCTTCGAGCTCCCCGGTGTTGCGACGGGCGGGCTCTCGGGCGCGCAAGACTACAGCTCGCGCACCGAGCAGCTGCTGAAGAATCACCCGCTCGCGACGATGCTCGGTGGGAAGCAGCTCGCTGCCTACGGCGACGCGATGCAGCGGCTCAACAGCCACGTCGAGACGTCAGCACGCGCGCTCTCGACGCTCTTCGAGCTCAGGAAGCAATCGCCGGGCCTCATGGCGCGCATGGCAGGGGCCGCGAAGACGACGATCGATCTCGGTGATCATGTCGCCGATCTCGCGAGCCGTGGCGTGCAGGCGCTCGACGACGCCGGCTATGCGGCGGCGCTCAAGAACGTGAACCGGTTTCTGAACGACTACGGCCGCAGCTCGCCGATCGAGCGCACATTGCTGCGACGGATCTTCCCGTACGAGAAGTTCTACAAGCACTCGATCGACCTCGCGCTCAAAACGCCCTTCGAGCAGCCCGCGAAGATGGCGCTGCTGCGCTCGCTCGGGAAGGCGGCGCAGAACGACTTTCACGAGACGCTCAGCAACTGGGGCTTCGATCCGACGTCGATGGTAACGCCGTGGCGGCAAGATCAAGTCCCGATCGGGCTCCGGGATGCCGGCGACGGGAAGGGACCGCAGCCCGAGCTCTTGAACCTGCAGGGCCCGTCGCCCTTCTCGATGCTCTCCGGCAATGATCCCGGGCAGCAGGGCCTCGGCGCCGTGCATCCTGCGATCAAGGCCGCACTTGAAAGCGCGCTCGGGATCAACTTCTTCACGATGCAGCCGTTTCAGGGCCCGACGTCGACCTTCGAGAACAAGGAAGTTGATCCGGCGACGGGCCTCGTGCAGCAAGCGCACGCGCGACCCGGCCCGATCACACAGTTCGCGCAGCAGTTCTTTCCGACGCAGATCGCGCGCACGTTCCTCGCCGGCAAACGTCAGCCGCTTGATACCTCGTCGCTCCTCGATCAGTTCCTCGCCGACGTACACGGCGAACCGGGCATGGCGTACAAGCTCGACGCGCGCGGGAAGCCCGTCGAACGCGAGCCAACAAATCCCCTCGCGAGGCTCTTCGTGCCGGTCCCACAGCCGCTCGAAGCACCGACGAAGCAGGAGATGCGCGGCCAGAAGTCGCTCATCACCGAAGAGTACCGAAAGATCGGTCGTGCGAGTCCGGCGCTACAAGACGTGCTGCGCGCGCGGCGGAAAGCCGCAGCAGCGGAACGAATACAGCAGCAGGACGAGCAGGGCCGGCCGTATCGCGTGCCGCTGCGACGTGAGCGCTAGCCATCAATCGTGCGAGCCTGCAAAGTAGAAAGCAAGCCGCTCACGGAGCGCGGCGATCTCCGCCCGTGCGGCGTCGCGCTCCCTGTGGATAGCGGCGGCGATCGTACGGCAGACCCATGCGACGTGCTCAGCCTCGGCGGCCGGACACGGGTCGTCTGGCTGCTGGTAGCGCGACACCTCGCTCAGCACGCCGTTGAAGTCTCGCAATAGGTCCGAGTGTTCGCGGCTAATCGCCATCACCCCACCCCGGCAGCACTCGCAATGCTTCCGCATTAGCGTCTCGCCGGCATCGGCTTTGCGTGGGCTGACCAGAATGCCGGGGCACGTCTCAGTCGTTGCCATCGCGGGCCTCCGCCTTCAACGGGAAATGCTTGTCGAGTAGAGCCCGCGCTTCGTCGCACGCCTCGCAGTCTTGATGATCCGCGCACATGAAGACGTGCCGTAAGCAGTCCGCGAATTGCGCGGCCAACGACGGCGCGTCGATTTCGAGCGTCCAGCCACAATGCGGCGATGTGAAAAAGGCGCGCGTAAGGGTGAAGAATGATTTTCGCGCGGCGAGGCGTTGGAATTTCAGGAGGTGCGTGGTGATGGCGACGAGCTGGGCCCGCTCCTGACCCGCGCCCCGACCGCTCACATAAATGCCGTCACGCTGTATCTCAGCCATCACGAGCCTCCGTCGTAAGAAACCTGCCGCGTTGTCTACTTTGTACGGACCACGCCTCGGGTCGTATTTGTAGGCCGGGCTGTGGCAAGAGCGCCACGCTCGCGACCATCATCGCGACGCACGCCGCGAGCGTGAGGCTAGACTTCCGTGTCATAGAGCGTGATCGTGCATCCGGCGTCTTCCCCTTCCCGACACCAGCGTTTCGTCGCCATCAGGTCGATGATCTGGCGGTCGTCGCCGAGCAGCTGTCCGTGCACGAGCGCATCACCCACTGCGCGGACCATCTTGTCGAGGTCGAGCGAGGGATACGGCCGTGTCGGTTTCTTCGGCGTGCGACAGCGGAAGGACGCGAGCAGGTAGACGGGTCGCATGATGACGGCGGGCAGGCGTTGCCGTGCGACCATCGCCTCCGCGGCGACCGCCGTACGCCACGGCCCGAGCTTCTTCGACTGCTCGATCATGCGCGGATGGCGCGCGCCCTGCGGTTGCACGATGCGCTTCGAGCCCTGCGAGGCGGGATCACCCGCGACGAAGAATTTCGCGAGGATCATTGATTAAAAATCGCCGTGTTCCACAGCAAGGCGCGTTCAACGAGACCCTTTACGTCCTCGAAAGAATGCAGAACCAACGACGGGCCCCCTGTAGTAAAGATCTGCGTAATACCAGGATTCACGCTTTGGAGGCGATAAATGGTATCAAGTTTGATCCATTCAACTTCGCCGCGTATTCCGACGAATGGAATACCATCAATAATGTTCGTGCTTATTCTCATGGTGTCGGTCCCGGACAGGGGCCGTGATGGCCGAGACACTCCGGCGGTCGGGGAGGGAAGCGCAGATCGTCGACCTCGACCGCGAGATACTTCGGTGTCGTCTCGATATGCCGTTCGAGGATCGTCACGTGCCAGGGCCACGCATCATACGCCGCCCCGACCGCGAGCACCTGATCGCTGAGCGCCGTGCCGCCGAAGGGGGCCAGCAGGAGCGACTGGTACGGCGAGAGCGGCGCCCCGTCCATGTGCGGCGGCATCAAGATCGGTGGCGGGAGCCAATGCGGGATGGCTCCGGCGATCATCGCGTCGTTCATCATCCAGTCGTTCCCTTCGACGAAGCGGGCTTCGAGGCTCAGCCACCCGCCCGTGCCGGTGAGCAGCGGGAGCAGCAACGCCTTCACGTCGGGCTCGCCGTACACGTTCGCGGACGTCGGATCGACCGCCGCGTCGTCGAGCGCCGAGATCCGCCAGATGCCTGTGAACGGATTGCCGGAGCCCTCGGCGGGGACGGTTGCGATCTGTTGTGGCTGTCCCGCCGACACGAGCCACCCGAGCTGCCGCTTATGGAGCGCGTTGATGTCGCCGACGCCCTGCCCCATGAAATCGAACCACTCGCCGTATTCCTTGTTCGTGCAGAGCGCCGCCGGATCGTCGGGGATCGCCGGCACGGCATGACAGTCGAGGCTGTTGGCGTGCACGAGGCCGAGCGTGTGGCCCGTCTCGTGCGCCAGCATCGGCCACTTCTCGTTGTTGTACTCGAGCCCGAGCATCACGAGCCCGTCCGGCGTCTGCAGCCCAACGGGCCCGACGAACGCGAGGCCGCCCGGCGCGTCGGAGATGCCATGATCGATGCCGTCCATGCAGTAGCGCGGGGTGCCGTCGAGGTTCACGGGCCGCGGGATCACGATGTCGATCGTCGTGACCGTGCGGAAGTCGACTTGCCCCGTCGCAAGCCGCACGGCCTCGCGCGTTAGCTGATCGAGATCGCACGCGATGTCGTCGGCGCGGAACGGGCTGAACTGAATCGGCAGCGTGATCGTCCGATGCGTCGCGTGTCCGTAGCTTGCGTTCGCCCACACTTGCGCTTCCTTCGGTCCGAGCGCCGCGACTTCCGCCCACGGCCGCTCCCAGGCGACGTCAGCGAAGCTGATCGGGATCACCAGCTCGACGATGATGGCCGGCGCGGGCCGCGGCGGCGGCTTCGCGAGGATCGTCACGCCCGTGAGATCAGGATTCGGCACGAACGTCCGCGACTGATCGGGGCGCCCGCGGAGCTTCACGAGTGCTCCCGGCACGAAGCGCGGATCAGGCGCAACGACCATCGTGTGCGTCTTCCCCCGCGCCATCCGCCACTCGCCAACGGTCGCGACGACTTGGCCGCTCGTCGGGTCGATCGTGTCGCGGGCGAGATAGCGCAGGGTGCCGGTGCGGGTGGAAGCGAAGGCGGGTGTGGCAGCGAGGAGATAACAGACAACGAGGAGGGATCTCATGGGGCCGGACTCCTTTCGTGGCTGCGGACGGTCGTGCGATCGAACGTGAAGGTGCCGCCGGTCGGGGTGCCGGCGAGCGGACAGAGCACACGCCAGGTACGAAAGTCCCAGAGCGTGACGCTCACGCTGAACGGTCGATGCTCGGTCACGACGCCGCGCTCCTCTTCGAGCGTGTCGACGAGGAGCTGACAGACGAGCGGGGCATGATGGCCGTCGCGCACCGTGAGGAGATGGCTCGTCAGCGTGAAGGCGGTCGGATCGGTGACGGTAAGACTGGGAAGATCGAGCAATGCCGTAACGATGGTCTCGGCGTGAGCGGGCGTGACGATAAGCACGAGCAGCAGCGGAAGATATTTCACGAGGCGGACTCTCCTTTGGCAGCGATGATGGCTTGGCCCTGCGTGCAGAATGGAAGCGCGGAGCAATAGTGCCCTTCACAGCGGGGCGACTCGCCGGGGCGCACACGCACCTCAAGGCGAGGGTCGAGATCCGCGTGAGCATCGGCGAGCACGCGAGAGGGATACAGTCGGAGTGCGTTCTTATTGCCGATCTTCGCGACCGCAAAGACCGTCGGCTTTTCCCAGCGCTCCTCGGGCGTGCATTGCGGCAGCACGCGACGCGCTTGTTGATGCAGGGCGACGCGTGCTTCGAGAAACGCCTGGCACTGTGCCGTGGGCCAGAGCGGCAACGGAATCACCGAGACCTCATGTTCGGGATAGCTCTCGGGGTAATTGCGCCGTTCGTTCTTGCGAAAGTCCCGCCCAAACGCGACGACTTCAACCTCGTGGATGTTCGGATGGCCGTTCTGCCGACCGAAATGGGCGAGCAGATTGACTTGCTGCTCCCACTCGACTTTGCCCGTGGTCTTCGGGTCGAGCGCGTCCTTGATCGACCAGACCGACGTGTCCTTCCAGTCGGTCAGCTTCTTCTTCGTGAGCGTCACGAGATCGAGCTTCCCCGACACACGCCAGCCGAGGCAGTCGACTTCCCAGCGCACCTCGGCAATCTCGTTGACACCGGCCGCGCGTTCGAGGATCGCGTGAATCCCTTGCGAGCGGAGCGCCCAGATGCGATCGGCGACGTCTTCGGTCAACTCGCCCTCGTGCTGGCGCATGAGCGCGACTTGGCGCGGGGGGGCGATCAGACGCGTGATGGAGATATCGGCGGTGCCGGGATCATACGGATCGTTGCTGCAGGCAGCGACCAGGGCTTCGGGTAAGTTAAGACGATTCGTTATGCGCATGGTCAAAACGGTATATTGTCGTCATCGTTTGGTGGTGGTGCTTCGTCGCGCCCGTGCACGTCTGGTGCGCGCTCCTGTTGGCGGACGTAGCCGGGTGTCACCGGCATCGGCGACATGCCTTTGGGTAACCGCATAATCGACGAGATGTTCGCGTACGTGTTGCCCTTGCTCACGTTATGCACAATCTGCACGTAGGCGTTTGCCCCGATCAAATCGTCCAGCTCAAAGCCCGCCAGCTCAGCGTCGGTGAACGCCCGTCCGCGCCAGGCTTCGAGATCGTGTAGCAGCTTCGCCTTCTCGTGGAGCGAGAGCGTGTAGCGCTGCGAGATCACGAAGGGCTTCCCGGTCTCGGGATCGTGCTCGCTCGAATGCCAGACGATCCGCACCATGGGCTTGAGCTTCGCTTCCTCGCCCCAGGCCTGCTCGATCATGCCGAGATCGACGACATCGACGCAGACGACTTGCTGCGGGCCTTCGGGGGCGGGGTTGAAGTTTGACGACTGACGACGAGCCACCACCATAACGGTTATGATCCTTTCGGAAAGTATTTATCAATGAGCGCGAGAATGTCGCGGTGCAAATCGTTGTCCTGTTCAATCGACCCTCGACGTCGCGGTACACGAGCGAGGTGAAGCGGCGCCGTCCGAAGCTCATCGGCGCCGACTCTGCCTCAAGTCGCACAGAAAGGTCAAGCGGGAAATATTCCTTCTTCGCGCTTGTAATCTCTACCGATTCGCCGTACAGCATCCCGCATGGCGACTCGCGGCCGTCCTCGCAATCGTATCCCCACCGTCACCGTCTCGATCCAGCTCTCGCGTGCCGTGAAACGGCAGGCCCAAAAGCTCGCCGATAAGGAGGGCCTCGCGCTCGCGACGTGGGTCCGTCGGCTGATCCTGAAGGCGCTCGCCGAGGCCGAGGCAGCGGAGAGCGTGCGGGCGGCCTAGCGTGTCCTGGGCGAAGCTCGACGATGGCTTCTACGATCACCCGAAGGTGCTCGCGACGAGCAACGCGGCCATCGGCCTCTACTGCAAGGCACTCACCTACTGCGGGAAGCACCTGACCGACGGCGTGATCCCGGCGGCGGTTGTTACACGTAACCTCGTCGGAACCGACGCAGAAGTCGACGAACTTCTCCGTAACAACCTCTGGACGCGCGAGGCAGAAACGTATCGCGTCATCAACTACCTTCGCTACCAAACGTCTTCTAAGTCCGTAAAAAAAGAACGGAAACGTGCGAAGCAGGGAATGCGTGCGTTACGAGCCCGGAGGGCGAGGGGTGTTACGCGTAACACTGGATTGGATTGGAGTGGTAAAGAATCTTCTTCTTTGGGGAAGAAAAGAGCGCGAGAGAAGAAGGGGGCGCTCGCCTACTCGACGCCGTTCCTTCGGTTCTGGGGGGCGTACCCGGCGCGCGACGGCCGGCGTGACAAGAAAGCCGAGGCGTGGCGTGAATGGCAGACGCTCGCGCCCGATGAGACGTTGCAGGCGACGTTGCTGCGGGCGCTGCTCGCGTATCGCGTCGACAAGCCGGTGGACGCCTGCCGGTGGCTGAAGCATCGGCGGTGGGAAGACGAGGCGGCCGTCCGTACGCCTCGCGCCGTGCCACCGCGCAATCCTGAACTCGAACGGATCAAGGCCCGTGATCGCGAACTCGGACGCGGTTGACTTAAAAGTCAATCCGATCCCGCGCCAGTGCGATGCCTGCTTCCGCACGAAGGGCTTCTGGCGCTATCCCGACTCGCGGCGCTGGCACTGCATCGCCTGCGCACCGCCAGTCTCGGCGGATGGACTGGTATTCGACTGGGACGAAGCGACGGGCGCAGCAACCACTCCAATCGCCTCGGTGATCGACGCGACGGAAGCAATGGCTGTCCCAGCCCAACCCAAGCCCTGCGTCGATCCTGGGGCAACCTCGTGCGTTCTAGGGCCTGTGGATAACTCGGTAGATAACTTCGAGGATGCGACAACGCTGACGATTCGGAAGCAGATGGCCGCGCTTCCGCGCGAGCCCTGGACGCATCCGAAACCCCCGCCGTGTCCGGTCTGTGGTGGGGGCGTGTTCTGGCGACGTATTGGAGACGCGTTGGTGTGGTGCGCGACGTGCGTGCCGTGTGCCGATCGCTTCGGTGCGTACTGGTATCTTGCGCACAGCGACTAAGCGCGCAGGGCTGCACGGGCGCGCTGGGATCGTGCGAAGTCGCAGAACGAAACGCATGGAAAATCGCCGCGCGACGTGGCATCGGAGTTGCTGCACCCCACACGTCGGGAAGTTGGGGAGGTTGCGGCGGTCGAGGCGACAAGGATGTCCCTCGGCCGCCGTGACATCACGAAAGGCGAACCATGAGCGATGAGCAACCGAAGCGCACCCGCAACAAGGCCGCGATCGAGGCCGCCTACCGCGCTGGCTACGCCGATGGCTACACGGCCGGCATCGACGAGGTGAAGCGCATGCGCGACGAAGAGACGCGCCGCGAGGCCGGCATCCGCGAAGGCTTGACGAAGCTGCAGCAGCAGCCGCGCGTCGTCCGCAAGCGCCGCACGCGCGCCGAGAAAGAGTGGCCGAGCGCATGAGCGAGAGCCAGCTCCGAGAAGCACAAGGCAAGGCGCCGCTCGTCGAGCGGAGTAGCCCGTGACGGTCGCGATCGACGCGGCGCTCGCCGCGAAGGTACTCGCGCTCGTGGACCAGGGGCTCGTACAGGGCCTCGGCGAACCGATTCCAGGGCGGATGTGCGTCGAGGCCGCGGTTAACTTCGCGCTCGGGAACGCGCATGGCGACCAGCCGCGGTGTGTGGGATCGGCGGTGCGCGCTTTCAAGATCCGCCTCAACGACTCGCGGTGGTCGAGCGATCAGGCGCGCGCTCGTGGCATGCGACGGCTCGCGATCGCGCAGCTTGGATCGGATACGATCAATCAGCGCGCCTTCGCGCGGCGCGTCGCGCAGGGCGCCATCCAGCAGGTGCTCCCGATGGCGCTTCGCGCGGCGGCATGGGGCCATCCGAATCCGGCGCACGCGAACGCACTGGTTGCCGCAGCAGAGGCGTGCGCCGCAGGCGGTCAGCAGGAAACACGCGAGGCGCGTCAGGTCGCGCGTGCCGCCGCCGACGCCGCCGCCGACGCCGACGCCGCCGCCGCCGCCGCCTCCGCCGACGCCTCCGCCG